GTACCGCTGTTATCCTGTTATCCTGTAACAATGCTTCCGAAACTCTACGTTCCAGTTCCACGATACAATATTCAACAGGCATGCCGAATAAATCCTCAAGTTCAATTCCATAATTCCAGGAATAAATAATGTATTTGTATCGTTCCGTGCGTATTATTTTATAGATTGCCTGCTCCATAGCCTTTTGACTGTCTACAAATCCTAAAATATAATTGCCTTTATAGAGTTCCATCCGGTATGTTTTTGTGGGCTGTTCTTTTACTGTTATATCTGCGCTCGTTTCAATTTTTGGTATCATAGCCACTCACCTTCTGTTTGAGGGGCGTCAATTCTATCCAATACAATAAATTTCTGCCCGCCTTGCTGTCTTATTAAAAGCACACCCTCTCCAACTTTTAAACCGTTATGAACTGTTATTTTCTTACGTCCTTTGTACTCGTGCTTATGTTTTTTTATATCAGTCATTGCACCTTCAACAATTTCCGTTTCTTCAGTGGAATGTCCAACAGTAATGTCTACTTCATAATCTTTTACAAGATGTGTCAAAATTAACTCATCTTCTTCAATAACGGGTACATTTATGTCAAGCCTTATAGTAAGTGGACCGACACTTTCAACTTTTCCCACATAGATTTCAGAAGGTTTATTATATTCAATTGCATTATTTATCATTTTCTTGAGTACTTGTTCTAATTTCGCCATCGTGCCCCTCCTCTTTACCTATTTTTCCTTCCAAGTCCAAATCCATAAAGTATTCCTTGAATCCAAATTTGTGGGTTACTTTGTCAACTAGCATATAATTTGCGAGCTTGAACTCAGCAACATCCATATAAACAATAAAAGAAGATCCGCCACGAATTCTTACATCGCCGAATATCCCTTTCAGTTTCAAGGTTTTAGTTCTTTGATTGTAATATTTAAGCATTTTATTCGCACGTTCTCTTCTTTCAGCTTCTGTTGCATTGCTCCTGTTTACTTTCTCAAAATACTGTAAAAGCCCCCACTTAGTAATGTTCTCACTGTCAAATACCTGATATTTTTCAAGTTTTTTCTCTTTATCATTTACGTAGTCAAGGACTACCTGATTATAGGTTTCTTTGTCAATACTACTTTCAAAGTCAAAGTCTTTCCCTGAAGTGTTGTCAAATATTAAATCTTTTATTTTAAGGCTTTCAGTTTCCTTCAAAGTCAACTTCCCGTAATCATCGTAAATCACATATCTCTTATTTGTAAATCTCAAAGTGTCACTCAAAGCCCCTTGAATCATATCAATCAAAGTTGTTCCGTCTTCACGTCTTTTCTCGAATACATGTTTTGTATCTTCTATTTCTCCAAGTGTAAGTTTAAAGTCTGCTGCTATCATCTGCACGATTTCACTTGCTTTTTTACCTTTGAAAACATAGTATGCTTTGCTTTTTAAATATCTCAGCTGATCATATGCTGTGATTGTTACAATATTATTCTTTCCAAGTTTTCTAGTAAATACGTAGCCTAAGAATACATTTTGACCTCGATACTTTAAACTTACCTGATCACCTTCCTGAACCTTTTCATCGAAAATCATTTTGAATGTAAGTTTCCCTGGTGCAGCTTTTCTTTCTAAAGACAGCTCAATACTGTCTGTAACAACTGGCGAGATTATGGTTTTGGTGCTTTGGCTTGCCACTATCAGCTCAATATCCTTTTCCATGTCATAGCTTTCTTCATTCGGCTTTGACATAAAGGATTTTATTTTGTTTTTTATATCCTCAAGCATCTCTACCACAACCTTAATTTATCCGTTACAAATCCAGTTAAGGAAGAAATCCCATTTATCTCCATAACCGTTTCAAGTTGGTCAAGTCCGCCAGTTTCACGCCTTATAACCTGCCATATCTTGTCGCCATACTTCATTTCCTTTATCCTGCTTTCAACTTTATCTGTCCATCTCTGGTTTTGCGTGCTGACAGTTCCGTCTGCATTCGATATATATTGTTTCGGACGTGGGTCTATAAATTCTTTCAGTTTAATTTCCACATACACATCCATACCTTCTTCAGCATTTTCTTCAACAGAAAAATCTTCAAGCGACACTTTCAGGTTTGTGTTGAAATAAGCCTGTGTGGAATTTGGATAGGTTCTTATTATAATTAACTGAAAAGGCTTTGCTCTTTTTTTTAGGTTTTTTAACTTATTTAAAAAATAGCTTGGTTTTTGATAAAACCCTAAGTATCTGGCAAATGGGTAACGTTGGGAAGGAAGCATAAATTTAAAAGTTATTTCCTGTAAGCCTTCCTGTTTCAGCATATTGAACTCTGCGTCATTTATCAGATTGACAATGCTGTTCATATTTTTGTGTGAAATATTGACAGATGAAGGTGCAACAGGCAAAAGCACCTTGTCAATGTAGAAAATATATCCCTGTGTTCTCATTAGTCGCTATGCACCCCTTCCGCTCCAGTGTAGACGTGTTCCGCTAACCTTTCTCCAAGTGCATCGATAAAATCGTCAGCGTCTGCCTGTTCCGAAATATTGTTGTAGTTTGTCATATCTATTTTTATTTCTGCAGTTGTGAATTTGTTTACGTATTCCCTTTCCGCAATATCCCTTAGGTACTTCATGTCCTCGTTCATATCATCCATCTTATTGGCCATTTTACCTGTGTTGTCTGCTGTCTTTTTGTTGTTGGGGTCTTTTCCACCTCCGCTACCTTTTCCGCCTTTTCCTTTATCGCCACCTGCTCCTTTGTCTCCAGGTAAATTTTTCCCCATATTCATCAGTTCATCTTTACCCTTATTAAATCCATCAGTTATCCCTTTAATTCCTTTCCTTGTGGCGTTTTTACCATCATCAAAGGCTCCTCCTAAGTCAGTAAGTTTGGTAGAGGTTAGCTTCCCAGCGCCATTCATGACACCTTCCATTAAACCTGAAGGGTCTGCATATCCTGCGTATCCAAATTTCGGTGCCTGCTTTTGTGCTACTTTCACGCCATTAGCATCTCCATAAGCCATTGCTTGGATGTGCTGAGCTGGGGTAAATGAAGCTCCACCTCCGCCACCCACTCTGCCAAGACTTATTTGAAGTGCACCGCCGTTTGAGAAATGTGTACCGATAACAGAATCTACAACTTTACCGATTTCATTTAACCCTCGCAAAAATCCATTAACGAAATTCTCAACCATTCTTGCAAGTGAATTTATCGCATTAGCAAAAGCATTATGGAATCCATTTGCAACAGTTACTGCCGCTCTTCCTATAGCGTTATAACCGTCTATGAACCCATTTGCAATTCCAACAAAGAAATTGTAAATGCCTTTCAGAATATTGCTTATAGTTACTTTTAACCAAGCCCAGACCATTGCTGCACTGTTAACCATCCAGTACCAGCCTTGCAAAAGTGCATTCACAAGCCAAACTCCTGCATTCCATATTCCTACGAACACGTTTACTATTAATGTACCCAGTCCTATGAATGCGAGTATAACCACTGATACAAAAATCACTATTATATCCCATAAAATTATAAAAATGTTGCTAACTAAAGCGGCAAACCAATAAAACATTCCGCCTACTGTTTCCAATGCACTTTGAGTCCCTGTCGCCCATTGAGTTATGGCTACTGCCGCCCACAGTATTAAAACTATAAGACCAACTATGATTGCGGCAATCCAAGTTCCAGGAAAAGCCCAAGCGGCCGCATTTGCTTCAGTTTGTGCCGCAGAATATCCATGAAGGGCAAATGTTAAAGCTATTTTAGCTATTGTCAGGATAGTTGTTGCTACACTCTGTGCTGTTTTAGCCGCCACACTGAGCCATTCTAAAGCTGTTGAGATTCCCTGCCATATCACATAAGTCATCAATGCCGCCGTAACTCCGTAAATAATTGGACTTATCGCCTGCCAGTTATCAGCTATGAATTTACCTGCCATAGCAATTCCGTCAACTATCCCATTGACCACTGCCTTTAATCCTATGAATCCAATTT